CCCAAGTCCGCCCGTATCGAAGAGACAGGTTCTTATATCCCCGAGCGCATCGGAGAGATTTCCTACTCTGGAGGAAGCTGGGATCGTAATGTTCTTACTGCCGAAGTCGGTGGCCCTGCAGCAATCAGTGGAAAGCCTGTTGGCTACTATCTCTATGGAGAAGTTGAACATTCTGGTAGCTTTTACACAAATGCTCCCGGTGTGAATCAATCACTCATTCAAGCATCGTTTGATATGGACTTTAGCGACAATGTTCGAATTCAGTTCGGTGGTATGCTTCACGACTATCAGGGTAGCCAAAACGCTGGCTGGAACCGTTTGACTCAAGACCTCATTGACACAGGTACTTATATCACCGGTACGCCTACTCCTCTTGATACTAGTGGTGATGGCTTTATCTCTCATGATGAGTACTATGCAGGAAACATTAACCCTTTTGCACTTTACGCCTTCTTCGGGCAGAAAGACCTTGATCTCGCCGGTCTGTCAGACGCTTCTTTCGGTTATGACTACACTTCTTCGAATATGGCCCTAGAGAACGTTGGAACTGCAATTCTGCCAATGTCTTCAACACTTATCGCTGCGGATGACACCTTAGAGAATAAAGTGACGACTCTGTACTTCGATGTTGATATGGCTATTGGTTCTTGGACTTTGACGAATAAGTTATTCTACGAAGATTATAATAACCTGAATGAGAACGCTTATGGGTTTTCTCAGTTTCATGAGGCATCGGTCATTGAAGATCAATTGATTCTATCGGGTGTGTTTGACGGGTCATCGATGACGACTTCAGTACAGATCTCTCCTTCGATTCGACGAACTGAGTTTACTCATGGTGATGACTACTATAACGAATACTTTAGCCGACGTGACTTGACGGGGCCTTCAACGGCTCTTGATCGAAGACTACTGGCGACTCGAAGTGGTAGCGACTATAGCGAATATTATGTTGGGGATTATACTGACATGGGTTTCGGGGTAATGGTAGACTTTGCACATGCTTCGGGGCTTTCACTTCTTCTAGGTGCACGTTATGATGTAATCGATATGACAAGTACAACTCCTGAAGGCTTCACGCAGTCAGATTCAGCTTTCACATCCTCAGAGGGTGGCGTTGATGTTTCTGTAAATACTGCTTCAGATGAGCCTAGTGGTGTATCGTGGTCAGGTTCGCTAAGCTGGGCAACTCCAATCGGTCTCGTACCTTATGTAACAATGTCAGAGCAGAGTACTGTCATTGCGGGTCAGGGAGCGGAAGTACAAGTCGGTAACGTATTTACAGGCAATGCCTTTGGTTCGTCAGAGCTGATGGAATACGGAGTGAAAGGGAGTCTTCTAGACGATCGTTTGTACTTCGCGGTGTCTTCTTATGAAATGGAACGCACAGACTTCAATGCACAGTCAATCACTGTAAACCAGGCTGTGAAGACAGATGGTACAGAGTTTGAACTACGTTGGGTTGTAACTGACAAGTTCTTGATGACGATGGGCTATAGCAACATGCAAGCACTGATGTTGGCAACTATCGCGGCTGGGAATGAGTTCTCGTTTCTAGGTCAAGCGGATTTGCCTTTAATCGACCCAACTCTATTGTGGGGCGGTCAAGTTGGTGGTTTGATTGATGTTGGTCCTTCGAAAGGCGTTCGAGCTGGTATGCCCGAAAACATTATGTCTGTGACAGGCACTTACGACTTTGGCGATGGCTTTGCAGTCAGCGGTAGCGTAGTTGACGTAGACGCGGTTGCATCCGGTCAGTCTTTCGCAGTTACTCTCCCTGCATATACACTAGTTAATCTTAGCATGAGTTATGACGCCGAAGACTGGTCTGTCATTGTTGCAGCGAAGAACGTTACAGATGAGCGTTACTTCCGAGCAAACTTCCCAGACCTATTTGGTACTACGGTTGTTCTTCCTGAACTGCCGCGACATTATCAAGCGAAACTATCCTATCGTTTCTAATGACAAAGGGGCTTCGGCCCCTTTTTTAATTCTTAAACAAATCTTTATAAAATCTTAATAAAACTATGTTATACTATCCCCTGTGAAAAAGTTCACAAAGCCTCTGGAGATATAACATGAAGAAGAATTGGAAAGAAACACTTTTGGCCCTCGTATTTATAGGATCAGTATTTATGTTTCTAAGTTTAGACATTAAAGCTGCACCTTATGTTGAATACAAGAATGAGTACGAGCTGAAAGAGTGGGATCATACAAAGACTACTAACCACTTACGTCTAGGGTATAAGGCAAAAAATAATTTTTATTTTGAAATTGGGCCCATGACGAAGGGCCATAGTTATGAGGCCGGATATAAGTTCAAGTTTGATGGTGTAACTGTCAAAGGTAAACTAGAGACTAAAGATACGGGCTCTGCCAAGACTAAGGTTGAAACTGAAGTTCGCTATACCTTCTGAAAAAAAGTTCTTGACATTTTAGTTATATATTAGTATAATTGGTTCTTAAAAGGGGATAATTTTATGGCTTATGGCTTTGAAGTACGCAATAGTAGCGGTAACTTGATAACAAAAGTTTCTAGCAGACAGCCTAGAATTCAGGCAGCGAATTCTAGAACTATTACATTAGGCTCCAGTGCCGGTACTTACTATAGTTCAAATATAACAGGTCTTTCTGGATTAACTGGAAGTGATATTCAAATTTTGCTTTACTATAAATTTACTTGGAGTAACATAGCACTGAGCGCACAAGTACTCAATTCAACTACTTTCAGGATAAAAGGAGTTTTATCTAATAATATTAGTGGACTTGTAACGCATACTATTGGCTGGATTGTTTTAAGGAACTAAAAATGGCATATGGAATGGAAGTTTTAAATAGTTCTGGGAGAACTATATTTAATACAGAACAGACAAACTCAAATTATTATTTTCAAGGAAATCCTACAAGCACTAATGGCTATGGAGTAAATCCTTCTTTTTCATATGCCTCTACTAGAATATTATTTGGTCGTCCTCAAGATAATGAAACCGGAGCAATCTTTTTTTCGGGGAGTATAAATGATACAAACTATTATTTGGGAGGAAGAACAACTTATGAGCAGAATTTTGGGGCAGCAAACGGAGTAAAGTATATTTATGGTTACCAACAAAAAGGAAATGTAACAGCTGGTTCCGGGTATGGTATAGAAGTCTATGATACTAATGGAACCAGTATTCTTTATAGCTCAAATATTGGGTCAAATTTTGAAATACTTTACGTTGGTACTATGGCAAATAATACTAATTTTACATGGAATAAGCCTGCAGGATATGACTTTAATGATATATATGTTACTGCTGGTTCTTTTTCTTTAAAGTATACTTATGACCCAGGCTTCCCAGGTTTCGGAATACCTCCAACACATAGTTTATACGGAAATTGGGCTTATTTTGACGACGCAAATGAGAGAATTTTAATAAAACAAGGATCGGTTGTTGGAGTTGTTCAGTTATCTGCAAGTGGTACAGCAAGTTCTTATAATGGAGCACAAACACAAGATTATTTAATAGTAGCGAGACTAACATGATAAATACAGCTTTTATAAAAGACGGACAAATAACCCACTATGGATCTCCTGGAGACGATGATGATTATCAAGATGGAGAAATGTACGACGGCTGTTTATGTAAACACTTTAGTGTCGATGTAAATTTAGCTGAATTTTCAAGGGTAAATTATTGGGATGGTACAAACTGGCAGACTAGAGTGCCTCATCCTACTCCTTACTATGACTGGGCAACTACAAATTGGTCTCTAGACACTGAAAGACTTCACATAGATATAAGGTCAATTAGAAATGATTTGCTTTTAAAAACGGACTTTACCCAAGTTGCAGACGCACCCCTGACTACAGAGAAAAAAGCAGAGTGGGCAACTTATCGTCAGGAGCTACGAGATTTTATGGAAAATGTTCCCGCAGACTTGGACGACGTTGTAGATATTCCCTGGCCAACACAACCCTCTTAAAAAAAGTTCTTGACATTTTGATCTCAACATAATACAATTGATTCATGAAACTCGTAAAAATGGCACCAGAAAATCTCGAAGTGGCAAATGCATATTTGTCCACGGGGTCCGCGCTCACTGCTGCAGGCAGCCTAGGTGTTACCCCAGACAAAGTTTACGAAGTGTTAGAGAAAAGTGACGTAAAAGACTATATCAACTCGGTTTATTTAGACCAAGGATATCGCAATCGTTTCAGACTCGCAGAGCTTCTTGATGAAGTAATCGAAAACAAACTTCAAGAAGCTAGAGACTCTGAGCAGTATTCCAGTAAAGACCTAGTTGATATAATTGCACTAGCACATAAAATAACTGTTGACCATACTAAAGAAGCAAAAGCTACTACGAATATTAAACAGCAAAATGTGCAAATCAATTCTCCGTTCGGCGAAGGTAACTATGGAAAGTTAATGGAGAAACTACTTGGAAACCCAGCAGCAGAATGACCTTCTTACAGACTTTCGTACCCACGAAGCAGTCTGTGAAGAACGATGGAAAACTATATTTAACGAAGTAAAGAAAGCTTCGGAAGATAGCCGTATTCGAAACAAAGAAATGCAACAGTCCATTGATAAACTTCATAAACTCGTCTGGACAGTAGGCGGAGCCCTTATCCTCTTTTTAGCAGGGTTATTGGCATCAGGAAATATACTATGATTTTTAAAAAAGGTAACATGTGGAAAACAGGCATTTCTTCTGCAAAGTATGCTACAGAAGAAGAAGCCTTGAAAGCTGCTGGAATTCGTCAAGCAGTAATAAAAGAAGCTCCTGTAGAGAAAATGAGAAAAGTAACTCTAGACTGTAAAAAATGTGAATGTGACCCTTGCGAGTGTGAAAAAGAATGGAAGTCAGCAGACGAGACATAGTTCTCGATAAAATATTACCGGGTAAGTTTTTAAAAGTACCTATTGAACAATACTTGGGGTTGCTAGGGATAGAGGCGATTCCATCACAGGTGGCCTTAATCAATGCAATTAATTCCGATAAGTATCGTTTTATTGTTGGTGCTCTTAGTCGTCGTCAAGGGAAGACGTATATCGGAAATATTATTGCCCAATGCGTCGCCCTCGTTCCAGGATGCCATGTACTTATTGTCAGTCCTAATTACAATCTTTCTAATATCTCCTTCGACCTACAGCGTAATCTCATTAAGCATTTCGACTTAGAAGTAGCAAGAGATAACGCCAAGGATCGTGTAATTGAATTAACGAACGGGTCTACTGTTAGACTAGGGTCTGTAAACCAGATTGATTCAGTAGTAGGGAGGAGCTATGACTTTGTTCTCTTTGATGAGGCCGCATTGGCAGATGGAGAGACAGCGTTTAATGTTGCTATCAGGCCAACACTCGATAAGCCGGGATCTAAAGCTCTCTTTATTAGTACTCCTCGTGGAAGGAACAATTGGTTTAGCCGTTTTTACAATCGAGGTTTTACTGATGACTTCGAAGAGTGGGTTAGTATAAAAGCAACCTACCACGATAACCCTAGGGCTTCAGAAACTGATATTGCAGAAGCACGACGTTCTATGTCAGTCGCAGAATTTGCTCAGGAATATGAAGCAGATTTTAATGTGTTCGAAGGACAGATTTGGACACTTAACTATGATGAGTGCGTTCAAGACTTGTCGGAAATGGATTTTACAGGCTGCGATGTTATCTCGGGGCTTGACGTAGGTTTTAAAGACCCCACAGCATTTTGTTGTATCGCATATGACGGACACAAATATTATTTAATGGAAGAGTACTATGCGGCAGAGCGCACAACAGAAGAACATGCTGGCTTCCTTGGTGAGATCATTGAAAGAAGAGAGGTCGACTATTGTTTTATCGACGCAGCCGCCGCCCAGACAAGATTCGATCTTGCACAGCAGTATGATATTTCTACTATCAACGCCAAGAAATCGGTGGTTGACGGGATTGGTCATGTGGCAAGTCTTATTGATAACGATCGTCTTATTGTAGATTCAAGCTGTACGGAAGTCTTACGCGCATTAGACCAATATCGATGGGACCCAAACCCCAACTTGATCCGAGAGAAGCCCGTTCACGACTCCGCCTCTCACATGGCAGACGCGTTGAGGTACGCACTTTACAGTTTTGAAGAGAACGCTCCAACATTCTAAAGCCCAGGGAAAAATAATTCTTGACTTTCAACTGACTCATAGCTATAATGATTAAAATTAGATGGTAGAATTAAAAAGAGATCCAGTAAAATACATCCGAGATAGGGCAAAATCGAAGTACGAGAAGGGTTCTGAGTGTCGGATATGCGGCGCCAAGATAAAGTTAGACTTCCACCATTTTCATACTCTAGCTCCTCTACTGCGTAAATGGTTAAGTGAGAAGCAAAAGCTTCGTCCAGACCACTACACAGATGAGTACTTAATAATCTGGAGAGACGAATTTATAGATGATAACTGGGCTGAGCTGTATACTGAAACAGTTACTCTATGTCATGACCATCATCTTAAACTACATTCCATTTACGGAAGAAATCCTCCGCTTCACACTGCAGAAAAGCAGAAGCGCTGGGTAGAAATACAACGAGAAAAATATGGCTTGGTATGATTTCTGGAAACAGGAAAAGTTAAATCCCGCGCAAGAAGAGATTGTAGTAAGTCTCGAAGGCTCGGGCCCTATTGCTTCCAGAGAAATCGTACATAACTATAAATCGTACTATGAGTACCTTGAAGTTGTAAATCGCGCCGTAAATATGATTGTAGATGATACAGCTGAAATTCCCTTACGGGTAGGTGAACCAATTCTAGGACTGAATTCAGTAACCAAAGGTATAAGGCGTTCTCGTGTTGACTTATTGTTAAATAAAGAGCCTAATCCTTTTCAAGACGTTTCTACTTTTAAGCGAAACCTCATAATCGACTATATACTAGATGGGAATATCTTCGTATACTTTGATGGAGTTTCTCTGTATCATCTCCCCGCCAATTATATGGACATCGAGCCTGATAAGAGAACCTACGTACAAGGATACACCTTCCAAACAAGTATAGATTATAGCCCCAGTGAAATCATTCATGTCAAAGAAAATAGCTTTCATAGCATCTATCGAGGCACTAGTCGTTTAAGGGCAGCCCAACGAAGCATGTCACAGCTTACTCGTATGCGAGAATTTCAAGATAATTTCTTTAAGAATGGGGCAGTACCTGGTTTGGTAATTAAGTCTCCTTCTGTTATCAGTGAAAAAAATAAAGAGAGAATGATTCAATCTTGGGTAACACGGTATAGACCAGATGGCGGCGGTAGACGCCCCTTAGTCCTCGATGGCGGGATGGAGTTAGACTCAATTTCAAACGTTAATTTTCGTGAGCTAGACTTCGAAACATCTATTGATTCTGCAAATAAAGAAGTATTGAAAGTACTTGGCGTACCTCCAATTATGCTAGACTCTGGTAACAATGCGAATATTAGACCCAACCATAGAATGTACTACTTAGAAACTATTCTACCTATCGTAGAAAAATTAACTAAATCTCTAGAGAGATTCTTTGGGTATGAAATAACTCCAGACATTAGTGGAATCCCCGCACTTCAACCCGAATTACGAGATTCTGCCGCTTACTATTCAACTTTAGTAAATGCAGGAATTATTACCCCTAACGAAGCTAGAGAAGCTTTAAACTATACAGAGGTTTTTGGCGCTGGAGAAATACGCATTCCTGCCAATATTGCAGGCTCAGCCGCTAATCCCGCAGAAGGCGGAAGGCCCCAAGAACAAGAGGAAAATTAAATGACAAAATCCGAAGTATTAAAGATTATGATGGATTTCTTCCAAGAGCAAGGACGCGTTCCCTCTAGAAGTGAATACTATAAGTTAGGCCCAGATGTATGGCCTATTAAGCCAAGAGTTTTAACAAGATACTTTAGAGGTAGAGGATATAATTCTATCGTTAAAGCTACTGCACAGATGTATCCTGCAGATTGGGGATCAATCGGTACTACACCTATTGAAGAACCTAAACCGATGAAAAAGCCCGTTCTTGAGCCGGCTTCAGAAGATGACTTTTCTCCTCTGGAGAAATTAAAATCTATGAAAGGAGAATCAATTGAATAAAATTTTTCATATTGGCTCCACTTTTAAAGCCTATGAAGATGGGGATGATCTCCATATCACAGGCATGGCCAGTACTAATAGTACTGACCGAGTTGGAGATATTATTGAATCTGAAGCCTGGACAAAGGGCGGACTTCAAAACTATTTAAACAATCCAGTTATTCTTTTTAACCACGACTACAACCAGCCGATTGGCCGAGCAATTTCGCTTGGTACTAACGACAATGGTCTGCAGCTAAAAGCAAAAATTGCTAAATCTGCTGGACATGTAGGAGAGTTAATTAAAGAAGGCGTCCTCGGGGCTTTTTCAGTCGGGTTTCGAGTCAAGGACGCGGAGTACATGACCGAAACCGATGGATATAAGATTAAGGATGCAGAGTTATTGGAGGTTTCCGTAGTTACGGTTCCTGCTAACCAAGCTGCTACTTTCTCTCTTGCTAAGTCTTTTGACTCTGAATCAGATTATCAAGACTTCAAGAAATCTTTCAAAACAGTAGATTCCTTAACAGAATCTAATAACCTTCAGGAAACTGAAAAACATCTAGATTCCGTTAACGAATCAATGCCTACCGACTCTGATAAAGTCGAAGCACAGGAGAAAACTATGAGTGATATCGATATTGATGCGATTGTGGCTGCTGCTGTCGAAAAGACCGCAACTGCAATGGCAATGAAAGAAGCTGAACGCAAGTCAGAAGAGAAAACGCGATTGGAAGCAGAACAAAAAGCTGCTGCCGAAGCTGAATCTCAGAAGTCTGCACAAGAAGCTCAAATTGCAACCGCTGTATCTAGTGGTGCAGAACGTTTAATGGCTGACGTCGAAGCAAAAATGAATGCTAAAGACGCTGACCATGCACAAATTATTGGTGAGTTGCAAAACGAACTGAAAGAAAAAGCTGGTGAAATCGAACAGATTCAAAATAGCAAGCGAATCTTTTCAGACCGTAACGAGAAATCAAACTACACTGAAAATGACATGGTAAATGCACATATCTTAGGTGCAGTAACCAACAAAGGCTTGGAAGGAACTCGTTTTGGCCGTTCTATTCTAGAGAAGGCTACCAACAACAATGCTGGTGTTCGTTTACCTGGCAGTGCTAGTGATGACTTTGAAACTATCGTTTCAACTGCTATTGAGCGTGACATTGAGCTCGAGCTTATTCTCGATCCTTTGTTCCGTAAGATTCAGATGAATGCTGCTTCAATGGTTATTCCAACTATGCCTGACTCAGGTTATGCAGAATGGCTTAGCGCTAATGCTGCTGGCACAGGCTCAAGCAGTGCTGCTAAAGGTAACTTGGGTTCACGTGACGAAGCTTCACCAGGCGCCAATGCTGGTGTTACTTTAGGCTCTAAAGTATTGACGGTTGAGAAGTTGGTTTCTAAGTCTTTCATGGCTAACGAAACTGAAGAAGATGCGATTATGCCTATTCTTCCTTTGATCCGTGAAGCTATGGTTCGTGCACACGCACGTGCTATTGAGCATTCAATCCTTCAAGCCGGTTCAACTGAAGTAGTAAACGCTGGCGGCCAGAATGGTTTGATCAAGCTTGCTACTGATGACAGCAAAGTACTTGATGCTGGCGCTTCTGCCGGTGCCGGTGCCGTAACTGCTACTACTGCTCACTTGTTAAACATGCGTCAAGCAATGGGCAAGTATGGTCGTCGTCCTAGCGAAGTAGTATATATTGTATCTTTGGATGCATACTATGATTTGCTTGATGATGCAGAATTCCAAGATGTAAACTTGGTTGGTGGCGATCGTGCTACTAAGATTTCAGGCGAAATTGGTCAGGCTTACGGCTCACCCATCATCGTTTGTGATGAGTTCACTACTGGCAAGACTGCTAACAAGGTTTGGGGTGTTGCTGTTAATACTCGTAACTTCCTTGTACCAGTATTGCGTGGTGTAACTATTGAGTCAGACTACGAAGTCGCTAATCAACAGCGAGTTCTTGTTGCTACTCAACGTCGTGGTTTCGACCAGATGTTTGCTGCAGCTGGACAGGTTGTTGCGCACAAGTGGTAAGATGTTTTTTAGGATGGGAAGCCTTCGGGCTTCCCAAGCCTTTTTAGGAAAGAAATGGCTGATTTAATTACATTAGACAATTATAAATTACTAGAGGGAATTAACTCTACTCAATTTGATGAGAAGTTCGAGACGCTAATTACGAGTGTAAGTAAGCTTGTTCGAACCTATTGCAATAGTGAGTTTGACACCTATGCTAGTAGCCCAGGATACACAGAATATTTTGATATTCAATGGGATACTCATACTATTCAATTAAAGTACAGCCCTGTTATTAGTATTACAAGTGTACATGAAAGAGTCGGGCAGGCTAGTGCGTATACACAATTATATACTAATGGGGCAGGAACTCCTGCTGAGTACTCTTGGTACTTAGATGCTGTCTCTGACTCTATTTTTAGGACTCAAGAAAGCGGAAGGTACAAAAATTGGCCTATCGGGGTGGGTTCTGTTAAAGTAACATATTTAGCTGGGTATACGACTTTACCTACAGATTTACAACTGGCAGTAGCTGATATTATCACTTACTACCACTTAAACGAACATAAAGATAGACAGAGCATTGGCTCAGCAACTCGTGAAGGTTCCGGTTCATCCTCTATACGATACGACCCAGGATTTCCAGACCATATTCGCAGAGTTTTAGACATGTATAGGGTACAATGAGCAAGGCTATTGTAGATGGTATTATTCGAAGTTCCTTGAATAGAAATGCGAAGCGCTTCGACACACTAGCCAGAAAATACTCTGCTGCAAACAACCCCCACCATTTTCGTCTTACTGAGGAAGATTTTAGAAACACCATAGTTAAAAATTTCGCAGCTATTATGTCAAAAATAGTAAATGGAGACCTTTTAGAGAACCCTAAAGTCAGAAGCTTTTTAGAGAAAGTAGCTAAAAGAGTATTTAAGCAGTACGCTAAAAAGTATGTTTTAGGTAAAGGGGAAAGTATAAATGTTTATCCCACGTATATACTGCTTTATCAACCTAGCTTACGGGAGAACAAATTAAAGGCTCCTATATTTGATATTGCTTTACCCCTAATAAGAAGAGGTTTTAAAAATATTTTAAAAGGAAGCGCTGACTCTGCTTTTGGTTCGAGGAGTTCTCAGTTTACTAGACGAACACAGTTTCTGCATATAGGGAAAGAAACTTCCGGTGCTGAAGGAATGAGACTATTAGGTAATACTGTCACAGGAAGACAAGTCAATGAGGACGGACAAGGCCCTAGAAAAGTTAGAAGTTCTGAAGTAAGCAATAAAACAATAGAATCAAATATTGAAAGAAGTTTAAAAGCTTCCGGGGCTTCTATGTCTGTCAGTACTTCTCAAGCACGAGAAGCAGGCAAAAATGTTATTGTCGATATGCTTCGTAGACTAGATATTAAGTGGGAAAGCGGAGAAAAGCAAAAGTCAAATGATTATAGAAAAAAGATAGATGTATTTGGAACAGTAGGACCTTCAGTAGATAATAGGCCCGGATCGGAATCTTATGACTGGATTAATCTTCGTGCTCAGATGGAAAAAGAAGTAGCAGAAGCTCTTTTTAAAGATGTAGAGGACTTCGCTAATAAAGCTGCCAGTATGTCTCCTGTAGAGAAACTTAAAAGAATTGCGACAAATCAAATTATCGATGCTTTTGGAAGAGCTCAAAATAAAAATTTAAAAGTAAAAGCAAAAAAAGAAAAAGTACCTAAAGCCAAGAGAGACAGATCTAATAAGGTTGGACAACCGAATAATAAGAATACTAGATTACGAGGAGGTGCTATAGCTGTAGGAGGTATTAAAGGTCAATCTAGCAGTAATCAAGCAACTAAAAAGAATGGTGCTCCTCGTTCTAACTTATTAAGACTTCAGGCTATACTAAATGCTAAACTACCTGCAGAAGTTCGTAAAAACATGGGAGCACCTGCACTAGAGAATAGAAGCGGGGCTTTTGCAAGTAGCGTTAGAATTACAGACATAAGTACTACTGCCAAAGGATTTCCAAGTATTGGCTATACTTATGATAAGAGCCCCTATCAAATTTTTGAGATGGGAAAAGGAAAAACTCCTTGGGCAAATGCTCAAAGAGACCCAAGAAAACTTATTGATAGATCTATAAGAGAAATCGCATCGGAACAATTAGTAGGAAGATTCTTTACTAGGAGAATGTAATGGCAACCAGAGACTATACGTCACGAAGAATGGCAATTGTTCAGGCTCTTGTAGTAAAACTAAAGTTAATTAATGGCAATTTTCCATACAGAACAAACTTATATAATAACGTAGAACCAAAACTATTGTTTTGGGATGAAGTACAAGATTTTCCTACAGTACATTGTAGTGCAGGAGCAGAAACTAGACAGTATCAGGGTGGTGGCTATAAAGATAGATTCATGACTCTGACACTAAGAGTGTATGTTCAACAAGAAGATGCCGTACTAGGCTTAGAAAAACTTTTTGAGGACATAGAAACAGTAATAGAAGATAATTCAGCATTATCTTATACAGATCAAGACGGAACAGCGCAATCAGTACATCAGCTTACAATAGTAAGTTTAGATACTGATGAAGGCGCACTAGAACCTTTAGGCGTCGGCGAAATCGTTTGCGAAGTTCGATACTAAGGTTAGGAAGAGAGTAATCTCTTTGGAGAAATAAAATGGCATTACAATTTACAAGAGACGTACAAGTCGCAATCAAACTTGGCAGTGATATTTGGGAAATACCTGTACTAGACGGTTTTTCTTTTTCACAAGCAATTAATTCTTCTGAAATTACAGTAAGTGAGTCAGGAGCAACTTCAAGACGTGGACGTTTACTTTTCAACGATTCTTTGGCACCTGTAGAGTGGAGTCTTAGTACTTATGCTCGTCCTACATCATCCGGTTCTAAAGCACGTTGTGTAGAAGAAGCGTTATGGGCTATGTATATCGGAGCTTCTTCGTTTGCTGCGGGTTCGGGTGTTTTTAGTGGTTCTATTGGTGTTGCTAATACATTTGGGGGCTCAACTACTAATACCTTTGACCTTACTAATAGTGATGTCTCTGCAATGAGTGAGGCTTTTGAAGTTTATTTTATGTTCAAACCTACTGGCGGAACTAACCAAGTATATAAAATTACAAAGGCTGCGGTAAATTCAGTTACAATTGATTTTGACATTGATGGAATTGCTACTATTCAGTGGTCTGGATTTGGTTCTGAACTTTCTGATGAAGGTACTACTACCGTAACACCAACCATTACTGCAGGAGTTAGTTCAACCACGAACTTTATTCGTAATCGTATCTCTACAGTAACTATGTCAAGAACTGACCTATACGTCGGGGAGCCAAGTGCTTCAGAACTTACAGACGTTACTGGAAGTATTACAGATACAGGTGCAACTGATAATACTTTTGTAGTTGCTGGAGATGTAACCTCAGTAGCGACAGCTGGTTTAGGCATTATTGGTACAAACATTCCATCTGGTACTACAGTTACAAGTTCTACTTTGAACGGTGGAAATACTACAATCGTAATGAGCGTAGCTAGTACGGGTACTGTAGCAGCTCCTAAAGTATATTCTCGCGCTACGGATGCTTATAATATTGTACTCACTGGAGGCTCTATTAACTTCGAGAATAATATTTCTTATCTTACTCCTGAAGAATTAGGTCAAGTAAATAAGCCTTTAGGTAATATTACTGGAACTCGTTCAATTTCTGGAAATTTGACCTGTTACTTAGATAGCGATCAGACTAGTAGTAAATCAGGAGAGTTGTTCGCAGACTTAGTGTCTGATAGTACCACAGTAAGAAATAATTTTGACTTGGATATTAATATTGGTGGTGCATCAGCCCCTGCTTTGAGCTTCTCTTTGCCAACAGCTCATTTAGAGGTTCCTGTTATTAGTGTAGAAGATCTGCTTACTCTTGATATTGCGTTTCATGCGCAGCCATCAGGCGGAAACATTGACGCTCAAAACGAAGCCACAATTGTCTACAAAGTAGCGTAATAGAAAAAAATAAATCTTGACTTTTCGAAGTCGCTTTAGTATAATTATTAAATCTACGGGGGAGTTCTACTCCCCCTTCTTTAATTAAATTAGGATTTTTATATTATGAGCGATATTTCTTTAAAAAGTTTGATGAAGCCATCCATGACCGTTTCGATTGATTTTCCGGGAATGAATGGTTTTTCTGTTGATTTATGTTACCTAGCACGAGAAGAGCTACTTGCACTCCGCAAGAAATGTGTCTCAAAGAAATTCAATCGTTCAACACACCAAGCAGAAGAAACTATTGATGACGATAAGTTTCTTACTGAATATGTAAAAGGCGTAATTAAAGGTTGGACAGGCTTAAAGTTATCTTATTTAGAAGAGCTTCTATTAGTAGATACTGAAGGCATGGACCCAGACCAAGAATTACCCTATTCTCTTGAAGAGGCTGAGATTCTTATGAAGAACTCTACTTCTTTCGACACTTGGGTATCTGAATCTTTAGGTGATCTTGAAAATTTTACCAAGAACAAGTCTCAGAGTGTCTGAAACTTGTTGAAAAGGCATTAACTTCAAACGAAGATATTTCATACGATAAATATCTTTCTATGTGCGAGCAACTTGGCACAGAACCTGATCCTTCCAGAGCGCCATTATCTCTAGATGTATTTCCAGAAGAAGTACAGCAAGCTTTTATAATTTTTAACCATATGCCTGATAGGTGGGATGGTATGTCTGGTAGCTATTTCGGTAAGGACTGGTCTAGTATAGATTTTTTCTTGCGCTTATTCGAAATAGACAGCAGAAAAATAGTAGTATTTTTTATTACTAATATTGAGAATATACAAGTAAAATTTACCAATGAAAAACTAGAGAGAAATAGAAAGGCTGAGGAACGTAAAGCCAAAAGCGGTGGAAAACAATACACCCATAGTGTGCAAGGATAATGGCTAAAGAAGTAAAAGTAAGTATAATTGTCGACGATAATGGCTCAATGCGCCTCACTGAAAAGAGTGCCAAAAAGCTAGGCGGAGGTATGGATAGAGTCGCTAGATCGGCTTCTAACGCAGATCGAAACTTAAAAGGTGCCGCTGCTGCCTCTTCTAATAGCACTAAAAACTTTTCTAAAATGTCCCAAGGAATCTCTTCTGGACTAGTCCCCGCCTACGCTACTCTAGCAGCTAATGTGTTCGCAGTACAGGCCGTATTTCTAGCTTTTAAGAATTCCGCAGATGTTACAAACCTTATAGAGGGTCAGAAAGCTTTAGGGGCTGTGACGGGTGTAGCCTATAAAACAATAACTAATTCTTTGAGAGAGGCTACAAACGGTATGCTATCTTTTAAAGAAGCTGCAACTGCGGCAGCTATTGGTACTGCTGGCGGTCTTACTTCAGGCCAGCTAACAGATCTTGCCGCCGCCGCTAAAAATGCTTCTGCAGTATTAGGTAGAGACTTAACAGATTCTTTCAATCGTTTAATCCGTGGTGTAACTAAAGCAGAACCAGAACTATTGGACGAATTAGGTATTATTCTTCGTCTGGAAACTGCTAGCTTAAAGTATTCTAAGGCTATGGGAATTACAGGAAGAAAATTAACTACTTTTGAAAAGCAGCAAGCCGTAGCGAATGAAGTTTTAGAACAAGCAGCGGATAAATACGGAAAAATAGCAGATATTATGGATCCTATGGGTCAAGCTGTGAATAGGCTTGGTGCAAGTTTTGATGAACTTTTGCTCCCCCTACAAACAGGGCTTACAAAATATGCGGCTCCTTTCT